ATAAAGACGCAAACTTTGTCATCCGCCATCTTAGACGGATCAAACTTCCTGAGCTGAAGCGTCATATCTGGTAAGGAGACAGGACTTATTTATCGCGCAGCGCCGCGGCTCGTGACTCTAGAAAACAATGTTTTCCTTTACTAGAGGCAACGATGAGTGCCGGTTATATCCAGTTGGCCGCCATCGGTCAACAGGATGCATATCTCACAGGGGATCCCCAAGTGACGTATTTTTCGGGCATGTACCGCCGTCACACCCCCTTCGTGCTTGAAGCATACGACATCCCCTTCCTGGATCAACAGGTCAATTACGGTCAGAACAACATCTGTAAAATTCCAACCAAGGGGGATCTCGTGCGCGGCCTGACGCTCAAACTTCAGTTACCGGCTCTCAACAACCCCGGCGCCGACTGGACGTGGCCGACACCACCCGCGGTCAGCACAAACGAACCATACTTGTGTGTCATCTCCCCAGCAACAGCCGGAGCCAACACGACCCTCACAGCGACCCTTTTCGTCCCATCATATTCGACGAATAACGCCGCCCTGTGGCTCACGACCACCTTCACACCCTACGTCGAGTACAACCCAGTGGACAACAAGTTCGTCTTCAGCAACTGTGCATCCATTGAAGTTGAGAATTCTAGCGCGTACTTGGCCTCTGGAGTCTTTTTTGGTTTTGATCCCAAGGCGTACACGAGCATAAACCCCGTGAGCGGCAACCTCGTGTACACTGTGAATAGCACTTCGAATTTACAGGCAAATTCCGTCTCACCTTCGAACGCTTCACCAAACTACATATCGACCGTGACCCGTACAAGCGACTTTACACTCGAACAAGCGGGGTGGGTAAAATCAACTGGCGCCCTTCCAGCAGACACCAAGACTGGGCTGTTCACTTCCTTGAATCAGCCCTATAACGTGTCTGGTTTACAGTTTCTTGATTTTGCAGGAATCTCACCAACTGGTCCGTACTGGACGACGGCTGATAGATCGGCAAAATATCCAGTGACGACCGGCGGCCGCGTTCAGTTTACAGACTCGGGGCTCTATGCGATCAAGGCGGGCTTCGAGCTCGGCGCCGGTTCCATGGCCACTTTCAGCTATGGGTCGAGCACCATCGAATCAATCGAAGGCGGTGCACCGGTCAATCCCAATTTCGAATACTCTTACACTTTCCGTGTGTCCCCCGATCCCTCCATGCCCGTCGTCATTCCGATGAAAATCACGAATACTGCCAACACGTACTATTTCTACGTCACGAGCACTGGAACCCAACTTCAGGCCAACTCCTATATTTCTATAAATCCCGTCGATGAAATTTACAGGTTTAGCTCGGACGTCGTCATGGACGCAAACCCGTGCAGAATCCAGTTGTACGGCAATGTTGCTGTATCGGGTGGCACGAGCCTGACCCTTTCACCCAATTCTATTATAAAATTCGGACAAGCGGGAGAATACCTCGTGACGGGTGTCCTCTCTTTGACCAGTGGTTACGTTTCGAACGTCTCAATATGGGAAGGCTCCAACCTCCAATATGATTATGACATGTCTGTACAGGGTCGCGATCCCACATTCGCATTCACTCTGCCAGTCATCGTCTCGGACGCGACCCGTGATTACACCATGAACATCACAACTACTACGACGACCACCATCCTCTCCAATAGCTATTTTATAGTGAACCGTGTCGGTGTCTACACGGGGATGAACCCGGACACGGTCGTTTTACCAGATAACGGATTAACCTTCCAGTCAAACGTCACTACCCTCACGAGCCCTTTTGATTTCATCTCAAATTTCACATCCAATGGAGTGTCGAACCTCATATCCTATACGAGCGCCGGCCTGAACTTTAGCAATGCGGGAACCTTTATGCTCACAGGCGCGGTGTGTACGGCAGATCCTGTGACGAGTATCACGTTCGGCCCAAGGACGTACCAGGTTGGCGTGGGTCTCTTGCCCCCTTATACGTTTCAGGTTCCTCTTGTCGTGACTGACACGTCAGCAACTTATCCAGTATCGGTGACCGTGGCCGGTTCGACCGCCGCCCCCAACATTTTTTCAAATACGTTCATCTCCGTGTACCCCATAACCAGTCCTACCCAGCAGGCGGCCAATCAAATCTATTCCTATTACGATTCAGTCGGCACGTGGGCAATCAAGACCGCCGACCTCAAAATCGGCGGCCAAACGATCCAGAGCCTCACGGGTGAAGCCATAGAACTGTGGAACGACCTCCACGTATCATATGAAAACCAGCCGGGCCTCCAGGTTCTGACTGGTAAAAATGACACTGGCACGACCATCAACCCACCGGGCCGCACATACTTTGTCAATTTACCCTTTTATTTCTACGGAAATCCCGCCCTGTATTTGCCGCTCGTGGCTCTCGGGAGACATGACGTGGAGGTTCACGTCACCTTCCGAAACTTTTCCGAGTTGACCGCCGTAGCAACCGTCAACTCTCCGACTCTGGGAGCGACCATCATCGTCGACTATGTTTACCTCTCGGATCCTGAAATCAACTGGTTTCAGCGGGCCCGTCTCGACTACGTGATTACACAGTGTCAGTACCAAACCATCGGTCTCTTGCCGAGCTTCCAAAACGCCGTGTTTAACCTGGATCTCAAGAATCCCGTGCGCGAACTCTTCTTCGTGGTCCAACCATCAAACCAGCTCCCGTATGACTATTCGAACAACGCCGTTCTGAGTTTTGGACTCAGCTTCAACGGCCAAGAGGTTTTCACGACCGACACGACGGACGCCCTTTACACGGGAAGTTTAGAGCCGTTCAACCATTACGAAAACTTCCCCCAACGCAACTTCTTCATGTACTCCTTCACGACCAATACGGGGTCCCCCAAACCCCACGGTCAGATCAATTTCAGTCGAATCAAGCAGGTTCTGTTGACGCTGAATTGCGGCGGACAAGCCTTCTTACCCGCCAAAGAACTGCGGATCACGGCTGTAAATTACAACATTTTACAGATTGCTGACGGATTGGGAGGTCTGAGGTTCAACACCTAGGGGGCAAGACCTGAAAGGTCCTTGCCCGTGGCCGCCCGTAAGGGCGGTCCTATAAAGTTCATGGGATGTCAAGAACCTCTAAGGAAAAGCGCCTAGCGGCGCGTAAATAAGTTCTGCGAACTTATTAGAGATGGCCTCCCGAGCCAGTTTAACCTTTTTAGGTCAGGAGGATATAGCCCTGAGTGTAGATCCACAGGTTACGTATTTTAAAGAAAAATATGAAGGTTCGAGCCTCTTCTCGTCCCGCGTAGACAAGGTTCAGTTTGATAACGGCGCGCTCGTCATGGGCGCCGAGAATTTCATAGAACTCCCGCGCTCCGGGGATCTCATAACCGAAATGTATCTCAAAGTCTTTTTGCCGCCCAGTCTCCTGTCTGTCGTGGTGGAAGAGTCTGTCGGTACCCTCTTCATCGAACACGTGGAGATATATTTTGGATCTGAATTAATTGAAAGAATTTATGGAGAATTTATTGCTATGAAATACGATATTGAAGTGCCCCAAGGTAAACAAGCGGCTCTCAGAGGCCTCATAGGTAAAGGTACACAGGTCGCCGCTGCCGGTTACACTATTCCCCTCCCCTTTTCTATTCTTAAAAAGGGAATTCCTCTGTGCGCCATGAAAGAACAAGTGACGTTTCGGATCGTCACCAACCCCACCGGGACCTTCACCCTGCCACCCGTCGACATCGTCGAGCCCGTCACCGCCTTTTTACATGTGGAATACACATACCTCGGACAGAAAGAGATTGAGTATATCCGACGGACCCCACAGATCCACGTCATCGAACAGGTCCAACTGGCTGAGTTCTTCGCCTTGGCGGGCGCCACAGCCGTCCGGTGTAACCTAGGGTTCTCAAACGTCGTCAAGGAACTCTTTTTTGTAATTCAAAACCAAAATGCCAACGGGTACGACTTTCTGGCCAACAACACATCAAACGTCCAGCAGATTGTCAACCTCGAGCTCCTTTTCAACTCTACCGAACGCATTTCCACCGATGTAGGATCCCCCCTGTTCCTCCGAGTCGTCCAGGGTCTAGAGTTTCATACCCGCGTTCCAGCCTATTATTTCTACATGTACTCTTTCAGCCTCGACCCCGAATCCAGACGGCCATCAGGCGGCGTCAACCTCTCACGAATTCAGAATCAAATTTTGAAACTCAACTTGAATCCCAGCACAGACAATAGAAACATCAGAGTCTATGCTGTAAACTATAATTTCGTCCAGGTTGCCAACGGGTCCGCGACCATTCTGTTTTCTAATTTTCAGTAAGAGGAAAGTCGGCCGAAGGCTGACTTTTTGACGGCCGCCGGTCCGCAACTGCGCGACTTCTCTTCCCCAATTTTGTTTTAAAATTCAAGAAGAGACAATGGACTCTTTGACTCCCCGGTCAGGTGATGGCGACTTTGACACCTCTGCGATCCTCGAATCGGCTCTCGACATCTTCAGGCCCGTCATGGAATCTGCGACGGTCATGGCCGCCCACTACGCAAAGGCGTGCGGCCGTGACGTGGTTCTCCAGGAGGATATGAGGTTCGGTATGATGTTCGCGGCCCGGTACGTCACAGGACGGCAGATAGGGTCTTTGTTTCCTGAAATTTATGAGGAATCAGGGGAGTCGCGCAGCGACTCTGATTTTGATGAGGACTACGACCCAGACGGCGAGGACGAGGAATCAGGAAGTGATTCCGGGTGGGAAACCGTCTCTGACTCTGAAATGGTTTGGACCCGCTATGAGGGCACAGACGATGATCAGGCTCTCAAAATGAACGAGTGCGCCGACTCTTGGGACGCGTGGGAACCCCAGAACCCCTCAGAACGTGCGTTGAAAAACGCCATAGACAAACAGCGTGAAAATTAGATGACCCCGGGGTGGTGGGTCCAGGAAGATTCCGACGAAGGCTTTGATCTCTCCAGGACCAGGCCCAAGTACTCCGTCTTGTTAGAGGAGGAGGACTATGAGACCGACGATGACCTCGTCCCAGGGTTTGACAAGGGGCCAGAGGAGAATTACGGGGGAGTCGCGTGCGACTCCTGGGGGGCGGTCGAGACTTGGGACCCTTGGGAACCGTCGTATTTTTTTCTCCTAAAATAGTACAAATGGCCGACATGATTTCCGCTATCGCTCTCCAGCTCGAGGCTCAGTCCCTGAACTCCATCGTGGGTGGTTTCGCTTTCGCCAGCGCCCTCGCCTGGTACGAACTCACGAAAATTATAGTGGCTTCCGTCGTGCGTGTCAGCAAGGATGGTCTGCGCGGCACCGCCCTGACTGCCCTGTTCACCACCCTGCTCGCCATCGTCGTGTATATGGCCATCAAGGCTCTGGCGACCAACGTGAAGATCAACGAGCCTACCCAGCCCACGTTTGCCGTAACAAGATGATCCCTAAAAAACAGTATACGCTGTTAAAAATAAAATCTTTTAATATTGTATGAAGTGTAACCACGAAAACTGTAAAAGTAGACCCAACTTTGGGTATGAGACGGCCAAGTTCTGTCTTACACACAAAGCTCCAGATATGAAAGCAATAGGAATTAGATTTTGTAAACATGAAGGATGTATAACAAAGGCTTCTTATGGTTATGAACGCCCTATCAGATGTAAAACACATAAAAAAGAAGATATGAAATCATTTACTAAAAAGTATTGTGCACATGAAGGATGTCTAAAATCTCCTAGGTTTGGTCAGAAGGGTCAGAAGCCAACACATTGTGCTCAACATAGAAAAGAGGGCATGTTCAATAGCATAAAGTCTCAGTGTGAACTATGTACAACTCAGTCAACTTTTGGTTTCAAAAATGAACGAACAACCCGTTGCGGAAAACACAAAGAAGAAGGTATGATTTATCTATTATTTCCCCAATGTCCGGACTGTGGAACATCTGCTCGATATGGACTTGTGAAGAACCGTCCTATATATTGTTCAAACCACAAGACCATTGATATGTGGAATGTAATAGATAGAACATGTAAAGAATGTAATACACGCCCTACGTATGGATACACGCGCGCAGATTATTGTCAGGTTCATATGAAATCTGATATGAAGGTATTTACGCGAAACTTCTGTGAAGAGGATGGGTGTTCAAAAACAGCGTGTTGTAACACAATTGGGTCCAAAGAGGCTTTATACTGTACAAGTCATGCCAGAGACGGAATGATAAATTTATGGGAAAAGAAATGTTCAATTTGTTGTTCAACAAGAGTCCGTGAAGGATATCAGGGTCACTGCGCTCAGTGTTTTTCACATATGTTTCCGGATAGTCCAAAAATTAGAAAGTTTAAAACAAAGGAAAGATCTGTCAAGGACTTTTTAGTGAGTAAATGGCCGGACTCGATAATTACTCACGACAAGGCCGTCGACTGTTTCAGGTTCAGGCCCGATTTTGTTATTGAATTGGGAAGTCATACAATCATAGTCGAGGTTGATGAGTTTCAACATAGAGATTATGAGATGTCGTGTGAAAACAAACGTCTAATGAGTATTTTCCAAGGTCTCGGGTCGCGTCCTATGTTTGTGATACGGTTCAACCCTGACGCTTACGTAGACGAAACTGGTAAAAAGGTTCAGGGGTGTTGGCACGGTTCTGGTATTATGAAAAAAAGAGCCGAATGGGGCCGGCGCCTGAAACAGCTAGAAAGAACTATAGAAAAGCGGTGGGACACGGCACCTGAAAAAGAAGTTACAATTGAATATCTCTTTTATACACCTACCTCATCATCTGTACCGGCACCTGAGGACCGACCTGGGCAGTCCCTGGCCGGTTCCCAAACGTTTTCCATATGAAAATACCTATGAGCGTCGCCAAGACCAATAGGAACCACGGGATTTTGAACTTCTTTTCATCCTTGACCGGTGGAGGAGGAAGCGCCAAGGTCATGGCGTCTATGATTCTTTTGAGTTCCACATCCTGTAGAGGGGGTGGGGGTGGTAGGGTTCGTTCAGGTTCGGCCCGGACGTGAATTCTCAGGACAAATGCGTTTGTGTTCCACCCCTGGAAATTCAGAAGCTTCCCGTTCCGGTCGACCCATTGGACGGTCAGGCGCTGAAGTACGTTTATGGGTTCCGGGAACTCTGCTGAAATTCGGTAATCGCCATTCTCCGTAAAAGTCTTGATACAGCCCGAACTAACGTTGAGCATAATCGGTGCAAACCCCCTGTTCGTGTTCGACCCTGAAACCGTCCCTGAAGGTCCGTCGATTTTTCGAGCGTCCACGTTGTGTGGCGTCCTGAGCTCCTGAATGTCCAAATGTACGATTTCGTTGATCGATAGGTCCACAAGGGTCGTGGACCGTACTATGTATTTGCCCGCGTACACAGGGTCCAGAGCCGTGGCGAGCGTCGCCGTGTGCGTCGAGCCGTTCGAGAGCCCCACAATCTTTGCAAACTCTTCAGACTGAATCGTGATTGAAAAGGTTCCGGCGCTCGTGTTTGAGAATACGAATTTGCCCTCGTCTGGGGAGTAATCGAGGGTCACGAGGGCATTGGCGGTCGCGGCCCCTGCGATCCCATACGCCGAGTAGAAACCTGGATGGACCGAGACGTTGCTCGAACCGACGCTAAAAATGTTCGACCCATCCGTGATGTTCCGGACCGTGTTCG